GTAAACTTTTGAGTCAACTTCAATGAACAAATACTTCAAATCAAGGATTTCAGTCACAATTCCAGCAACTGAATAGTTCTTCAACCTTGTTTTGATGTTCTCTTTGATCAAATTTGGAATAAAATCACCAAATCTGGGTTTAATACTGATAAAAACTTTACCATATTGAGGTGGATTGAGTTCTTCACCACCAAAAACGGAGATTGACTCTGCTTCTGGGTAGATTTTAGTCGGAATTAGTGCTTCATAGTCACTAGAAGTGACTGCTCTGTTCTGTGTTGAATAAACATTAGGTGCAAATTTCTTGATTGACTCTACAGACTCAATCGTATCGCCGCCAGATGACGTAACGCCAGTGGTCAACAACGAAATACCACCAGCAACAGTGTATTCATTAGAGTTTCTAACGTATGTAAGACGACCTGAGAAGTTGAAATTTGCTACTCCATTGCCTGCTTCGCCATTTGTGACGATATAATTGGTTGTAATGTAGTTTCCATCCTCTAATTTGCGACCAAAAATACCATCACCAAAGAAAATCTCATATCTTTCGTCTTCAATCTCTTGCATATAGTAGATATTGGAGATTGAATTTACTTGGAAGAGGTTATTTTGTAATGCATAACGAGTTGTGATGTTTGTATCTTCATTTTGCTTCACGAAAACAGACATCAAATCAGTATCAATGCCTGCATTTGGTAAAATAAACTTCTGATATGGTGTTCTACTATTGTAAGTAAAGTTCTGACTGACTAAAACACCCTCATAAATGGGGACATTCGTGAAAGTTGCTAACCCATTCTGAATCGGAACCGTAATATCGTCTAATATTGAGAAAATAAACGAACCAGAATTGAATGTTCCTGATGATGTCGCAACAGGACCCTTCTTCAATGTCAATGATGTGGGTGCTGGAACTACATCAGCAACATTTACATAAAAACTTATCGTAGCACGCGCTGCTTTCTTTGATCTAGGTATATAACCAATCGTTCTTGCGATTGATACTACGTTCTCTCTGAGTGTAGCACTATCTAAAAATACTTCATTTGCCACCATATTGGCATTATATGAAGTAATATAGGTATTATATGCTAATACATCAAGAATTGTCGAAAGGTTAGAACCTTCGAAGTCATAATCCGTAAAAGTCGAATTAGCCTGTAAGTAATCCTTGAGTGATTGTTTGACCTGACCAAAGTCTAGGTTCGTATAATTGGTTAATGGCATCTTTACCTAGTTGGTTGCAAAATAAATTGAAGATCCTGTGGTTCAATATCAAGTCCTATAATTTCATATGTAAGAGTTACATCAAGTGCTCCATTATCTTCATCTGCACTTACACCACAATCAACATATCTAACTCTTGGTTCAAACCTTTCAATTGAATACTGAATTTGAGATTTGATTACATCTGCAGTCAGTACATTCAAATTTTCAAATAATGATTCACTGATGTTAGTTCCATAATTTGGATCAAAAAATTTCTCACCAGGTGTTGTAAGTACAATATTACGAACTGAACGTGCAATCGCATTCGCATCCTTTAGTACAATCAGATCATCCGTCAATGGATTTGTCTGAAATGACATACTAATATCTTTGAATCCTTGACTAATACGCTCTAGCGGCACTTAACATACAGCAATTATGAGTTATTTATCGACCATATTCTCTCTTTCTTTTGATGTTTTCCAAAAGTAATCTTCCTCATTTCCTAAACCATCTTTATCATATCCATTCTCAACTTGATACTCAATTGTAGATACCTTGAAATCAGGCATCATTGGTTCCTTCGGTGTCAAACTATTATCATAGATACGAACTCGATTGTTTGGATATAATGCATATTGTCCATTATTCAACTCAATCAAATTATGTGACTTATGTTCTGATGGAATCTCTGATGTACTATAATCAATGGCATCGGGGTCCTGATGATAATTGTCGATAGTACACACGTATATGCCTCTCTGTGCCCCGTAATCCCTTGTGTAGCACTCATAGTCCATTGAACCTATAAATTGCTTCTGAACTGCTACAACACCATAATCCATACAATTCCAGAACTGTAAATTATTCAATGGCATATCAGGGTCTGGTGTCTTCGGTCTTGATAGAAATGCCGCAATCGGTAACTTATCATACATTGCAGCATATTCAGGTAGATAAGTCTCAAAATAAAATGCACGTCCAGGTATACTCTTTATTGATACCCATACACCTTTTACAAACTCACCATGACCACTCTGATGATCAGTCAAATATTCTTTTCTTACCCATACTTCAAGAGCAGGTAAATTCGCAATTAAACACGCCATATCAACTTTTATATCTTTTCTATCTATACAAAAAAAGGGACCCAAAGGGTCCCGTTCTCTTATTTCCTTCCTTGACCGCGATAACGCTTCTTCTTACCATTACGACTCGTTGCACTACATAACGTATTTTGCGAGTTACCTTGGCGAGTTTTCTTTGGTTTACTCGGAACATAATTCCCACCTTTCATCATCATAATTCAATACCTCCGTTTAGTTGTAATCGACATTTTATTACCAATGACCAGCATACCACTTACGAGTAAAACGGTCAACATCGCCACATAAAGTGTACTCAACATAAAACCCTCACGGGATTAGATAATACGAGTTTTCTCATGACCAACGCGAATGCGAGGGTCGCACCAAATCTCAAACCCTGCTTCCTTTGCATCGAGGCAAAACGACACATCCTCTCCACACATATCTTGCACATTACCAGATTCAAAAACCTGCATCTTTGGTGCAAACCATGGATACTCAAGATTCTCAAAGACTCCCTTCTTAATCAATACCCATCCAAAACCTGTGTAATCTACGGTGAATGGTTTCTTCCGTTTTGTAATGGTTTCGACAGTTTCGTGATTCATCACTCCGCCATTACTACGGAAATCATCCTCCTCTAACCAATGTGCAACTGATGTCGTCTGTCCATCCTCTGTAGCATACCATCCAGCAACTACCTCTCTCTCCGTACCATCTGCGGCAATTGCCATATCACATAACTGCCAGAACTTTTCAGTACTGAATACAATATCCGAGTCAATCCACAGCTGATAATCATACTGTAACTTACCATCCCATGGCACCTGATTCGGTCCACGCAATACATTCGCACCTAAACACTTACAACGTGCGAAGTTTACCATTGAACTATAATCTTGACTAATCTGAATGCTCATTCCATTCTGTACTAAGTCAAAACATAGTTGAACGAAATTCTTCATGAAAATATAAGAACATCCACGACCAGGTAGACAAAATACAATCGTCTTACCTCTCATTCGTGATTTGATATCCTCAATATCCCACTCTGGTCCTTTATCCTTCTTGATTGGTGCGTTTGCTTTTACCGTAAATCCTTTTGCCATAAGTCTGTGTAACTCAAATCAATTCTAACATGTTATCTATACATTGTCAATTAGATACGATAAATCTTTCTCATTATAATCAGTCTTCATTAATCCTACCATCCCACGTAAACTACTCCATGTTGCCTTAAATTCTTCCTCCTTCAAATCATTATACACACACTTATCCTTAATATAAATCTTGTACACTTTACTCATAAGTTCCCTCCAGTTTTACTATCTATATCAATGAGATAATCAATGCACCCACTACAATACACAATAAAAACCTTCCAGGTCCTCTCCATATTGCCATCAATATATCATAAAAAACCCGCGCAGTCACATACGTGAAAACTACACGGGGCAAATTCCAATACCGCAAATTTTTTTTACTCACGCGAACCTCACAGGCATTTTTTATACATGAAAAATTTTTTGAATGAACATGTTATCACTCTCGCGATTTGTCACCTCTGTAGGTTAGGGTAGTTAGGCGTTTTTAGCCACGCCGCCCGCCGCCATCAACAACCGCACCCTAAAACACTGCGATTTGCGACACTGTGATTCTAACACATCTGCGGGAGACTGTCAACAACCCCCCGCGCAATGTATCAGAGTTCGTCGATCATTTGGTCCATCTCAATGATGTTGACTTTAGGGTCACGGTAGGCAACACCGTCTTTCGTAGATAGATCGTTGAAAGTACATGCTTCCAGAAAATCTACGAAGTCTCTGTAGTTACCTGCCTCGCGAGCAAGATCATAAAGACCCTCATCATTACCAATCCAAAGTGCAATATTCCAGGTCTCATAATTGGTCCAACCGTTGTAAGTTTGGTCGGTGAGATTTGTCTGAAATGTGGTTGTCATAGAGGTTTGAGTCATGCTTACACTACTGAGACACTTTAGAGGCTTCAGTTAGTGTTGCTCACCAGGTGTCAGGTGTATGCAAGTCCTCTACATATGCCTCGCAGTATTCACTACCCTCCAAACCGAAGAGTTTATCCCAGTTGATATTGTGCGGGTCGAAGTCACCTAGTGCAGTAATATCAAGAGTGATGCGATACCTTTGCTTTTGTGCTTGCTGATAGATAGTCGGCATGATTAGAGGACCTTGGTGATACTGTGTTATTATACTGTGGACCTTAGGATATTGCAACCGGCGACAGTCCTATTTAGAAAGTGTCACGGCGGTCCTTGACTTTTCGGCGGATTGGTGATAGACTGCGGGCCAAGATCACTGCACTGAGAGACATTTATCAGACCTTATTAGACTACCCGATGAGGTCTTTCAGAGTGTATTCAGAGACCCTTGAGAGACACTGTGGAGCGTATCTACGACTATTTTCTTCAACTTTACAAAACACTTGTTTATATTTTTTTATACATTAAAAAACGTTTTTTTACCTAATCTTGTATATATTCAGGTAAAAATGGGGTGATTTTGTGATAATGAAGGTCTTACACATATTGGGGAGACACACACAACCAAACCCCTCAGATGCCTATACTACACTGTTACATAAGCAATCAAATCATAGGACAATTACTGTATCAAATGCTAGTAGGATTACCTTGATAATCTACCATCTCTCCCTTGTTGTCGCTGCCTTGTTGTAAACAAGCAAGACCGCAATCTTCTTCAGCAACGATGACATCCAGAATAGAAAGAATTTCATTTCCGGTGTTACCTTGACGAAGCATACCGATGAGAACGTCTTTAGACATTTTGATTAGAAAAGTGTTAGTAAGTGAGTAATGAGTTTATAGACATCATTAGGTCTAATTGATCAGTTTAGTTATCTTCTAATAGATGAGGATAATACTCTTGAACGTCTTCAATCAGTTCGTTAAGTGTAAGTTTATCCATATCATTTGAAAGATATTCATACAACATTGCCATGCAATCTTTGAGGTCTAAACCATCAATAACCTCATGCACATAGTTATGTTGAAGTTCATCACGGTCGATGATTTTGTCTGTTTGAGTGTTCATTTGTTTATCAGGCAAAGAGGTAAGTAGCATGGACATTAGTTCAGGAAACTATCAATCGTTTCACCGATTGTCAATCTTTTGTTTTCATTTGGTTCAATGATTTCACTAACATATTGTAATGTATCAGCAGTGAATTGTCTTGCGTCAGTTGATTGCCAGAGAAGAACACCGATGATAGCAATGAGAAAAAGTTTCATGATGTGAGTATCAGATAAGGTAATCAGGCAAAGAGATAAGAGGAGTGAAATTCTTCAGTTTTGAATACATTTTGTCCATTGATTGCACCAACGAACTTTCTTACAAACCACTGATAATTCTTTTGGAAAACTCCTTCTCCAGCAATACAATACTCAGAGCAAAGTGCATTGAGTCGTGATTTAGTGGTTTGGGATTGATAACCACCATCGAAGATTGTCATATCAGTGTCTGTAACCTCTGCAATTTTGTTACCGTGAAGATAAACAATAGAGGTGTTAGTTTCTTCGTCAAAGGTAACAGTAGTATTAGCAGATTGCCAGTTTTGATTGTTGTTAATGGCAGCAATCATTTGTTGTTCGATGAGGCGCATGATAAAAAAGTAGAGAAGAAAGTGTAAAGAAAAAACCGTTAATCAACCAGAGATTTGTTGATAAAGAGTGTTGAAAGCATTGTAATCAGTGTAATAAAATGCTTGTTCTTTTTTATCCCAAAGTTGATAAGCAGAGCATCCAATTTTGAAATCATAAACAACATATTCATTGTTATGATTATCAACAACAACGGTGCCCAGTTGTTCTTTGACGAGAGTGTAATCTACCATTTTGTGTGTTTGAATTGTGTGCTTACACTACTGGGACACTTTAGAGGCTTCAGTTTGTATTACCGAAGGTAATATGAACGTGAGTTACACTCTACAATCGATTTCACCTTTCAACAGTTTGAAACAACGATCTGCTTCGTTGAGAACATCATCATCTAACATATCCCATTCGACTTCAGCATAAGCACTAAATGCAGTCTCGTAACTACCATCAGACAACAACGGAGCATAATACAATACTGCATTATGATCAGGGTCTAATGTATAAGTGCAACCGTTAGTTTGTGAAATTAAAAAAATCATAATGTTTAGTCGAATCGTGATCCAATGTTATCCCAACGTGTGGGTTGTTCGTAACAACGAATTTGCTCTAGAATTGAACTCTCAGAAAAACTTTGCTGGCACCAATTACCATTGTCATAAATGTCATATTGATGTGTGAGTTCTTGACTGAAACCTCTCTGATGTGTAGAGTATTTGATGTCGTAGATTTTACCTGTATCAGGTGAAGTGAATTGAAACATAGTAGTAGTAATCATTTTTTAGTAATGTTGCACCAACGCAGTGACTTAGGTGCTTTGCGAGCAGTCAATTTAGTGACCTTGACTTTCAAACCTTGATTGTTAAGATCTTGTGCGATTTGAGTGAGGTTGGTGAGACTTGCGTTCATGGTGATGTGTTCTGTTACTACTGAGACACTTTAGAGGCTTCAGTTATGAATCACCCCACAGATGCCATTTCCATATAACAATTCAAATTGCTATACTTAACAACACCATCAATATCTTTCAGTCCAATGGCATAAACTGAACCATTGAAAACTTTGACATCTGCAACCTCATATACATTGTTACTATCATCTGCAACTTTACATCCTTTGATAGACTCAAGAATGGATTTTGCAGTGTTGCTATCAGTTTGGATCATGGTGCGATTGTTTCTCATACAACTGGGACACTTTAGAGGCTTCAGTTATGAATCACCGACGATAAAGAAAACTACCATAAGGGTCAACAATCTCAGGATTGTTTACAAGTGAATCAATGTAGAACCTGATACCTTTCGCAGGTGCTTTGTATGATGCAGGTTTATAACATGCACCATCATTCTTATCAATAAACATAAAGCAACTACGACCGTCCTTGATAATACCATCACGGACATCTTGCTGCCAAACCTTGATATATTTCCGACCTACTTCATATGTCAAATGTGAATGGAAATTACGACCGTTCTCAAGTGCAAGAACTTTCCACTGATTGTTGACAACTTCGAGCAGACATTCAGTGAGATATTCTGCTTTGAGTTGTGGAGCACAAAATGTCATGATGTTTGAAATGTGTGAAGAATTAGAATAGATTGCTGTATGTGATTGTGTCATCAACCACCGAACATTTCAGTGTAGAGATCACCTAACTGTTCGTCCTTATATTGTTGACGAACTGCCGTGATTTCACGTTCAACCATACGAACCTCCTCACGTTTCATTAACAATTTGTGGCGAAGTTCAAAGAGTTTCTGATTACGTTCTGTGATTGTCATTTGATTGTGTGCTTACACTACTGAGACACTTTAGAGGCTTCAGTTACTAAACCTCTTCAAGTTCTTGTTGAAGTAACATAAACTTTTCTTCTGTAACTTCATCTACGCACTCCTGAATCACCTGATAGATGTAATCAATGTTGCTTACATCATTGAAGATTCTTTCAGCAAGTTCAGGATGTTTGTCGCAAGGATAAGTCGGTTCGTCGTTTTCATCACGAATCATACAATCTTCGGCAGTGTAAATCCATGCCGCACAAGGTACATTTTCACCTTGCAATTCGACCATCAGATTGATACGATCTTGGAGTTGTTTGAGAGTGTAGTTCATCAAACCTCCGTTAGTTCTTGTTGACATTGCATAAATTGCTCTTCTACAACTTCATCAACACATTCCTGAATCACCTGATAGATGTAATCAATGTTGCCAACATCATCGAAGATACGTTCAAGAACTTCAGGATCTTCTACATTGTTGTTGTAATCAATCTCACCATCTTCATCCTTCAAATGACAATCGTGCTTAGTGTAAATCCATGCTGCACAATGTGCATCTTCACCCTGTTGTTCGATCAGGTTTGTGATACGATCTTGGAGTTGTTTGAGAGTGTAGTTCATCAGTTTTCTTCCTGAACAGTGATAATGTGAAAGTGAGGATTGTTACGACGACAGTTAGCAATCGCATCCTCTCTTGTAGGAGCAATGTAACCTAAAATATCATAGTTTTGATAACCATTAGGTCGGATAAATTCTCCGTAAATTAGAAACTTAGGTTCGTTCATAGTGTGTTTTGATTGTGTGCTTACACTACTGGGACACTTTAGAGGCTTCAGTTACTAAACCTCCTTAATTGCATCAATAACAAACTCTTTTTCAGTAGAATGAATATGATTAACACAATCATCCATGTCGATACATTCTTCAACGATGATAAACTTGAGTTTATCGGGATTGTCTATTTGTGAAAGTCGAGCTTGAAAAGTTTTCATCATTTTGGGCAATCAGGGTGAAAAGTAAATGATTCGCATGTTCTGTTTGAAAACATCTTAGCATCACGATCTGCTAGGAATTTAAGATAACTTCCAAGAGCAAGACAGATCAAAATTCCAGTGATACCGTATTTTGTGATTTTAGAATACATTGGTCCAACGTGTATGATTTGCTTTGGTAATTCTACCCTCTGCTAACATATTATCACATACTCGACAGAAAACTTGAAACTTTTCTTCCCTTGTGAGTGCATGTGGTTGAGCACAAGTTGCAATCACCTTGAGCATTTGTGTTTTAGAAGTGATCATTTGTTTAGAAAGTGTGCTTCAATAATGTCTAAAATCTCACTACATTCATCAGCAGAGTCTTCATCTATCAACACAGAATAATCCTCAACTGCTTCACTAATGAGTTCTAATTGTCGGTCAGTAAACATCATCTTAGAACGTGACGATAATCGATGGAATTGATGCACCAACCTGTTGCATTTGTAATCTCTTCAATGAGATCATCTTCATCATCTGCTTCCCAGATTTGACCGATTGTTTCATCAATAATAGTTTGAAAATATCCTGGTTCCTTATCATAGGAAGCAGAATCATCAAAATCAAA